AGAAAAATATATGATACATTATATACTAATTTAGAACCATCAACTATACCTCATGCTGTATTAATCATTGCCGATTATCAATACAAATCGGCTTTTGTTGCTGACCAGGAGATTAATTTAGTTGCTTGTTTAACTGAACTAATGTCACAGGTCAAATTCAAGTGATATCATTACCAAATAAAAAATATAATATAATATATGCTGATCCACCTTGGCACTTTAAATCAAGAAGTGAAAAAGGAGATGGTAGAAATGCTACTCAGCATTATGATTGTATGTCACTAAAAGATATATGCGATATGCCTGTTAAAGAAATAGCAGATAAAGATTGTGTATTATTAATGTGGGTTACTGATCCATTATTAGAAAAAGCATTTAAAGTTATTGACGCTTGGGGTTTCACTTACAAGACAGTAGGATTTACCTGGGCGAAATCAAACAAAACCAATATGGGAATGTTTACAGGATTAGGATATTGGACTAGATGTAATCCAGAAATGTGTTTACTTGCAACAAAAGGTAAACCTAAAAGAGTTAGTAAATCTGTAGCACAATTAGTTATAGATCAGCGTAGAGAACATAGTAGAAAACCAGATAGAATCAGAAATGATATAATTGAATTATGTGGTGATCTACCTAGAATAGAATTATTTGCTAGACAAACATTTGATGGTTGGGACGCATGGGGTAATGAAATATGAGTTATGAGTTAAAAGACTATCTCAACTCCATAAACTTTACTAAAAAAGACTTAATGAAGTCCGAAGATAAAGAGTGGATTAAAAAGTATCCTGCTTTCATAATCAATAAGATATTGTCTGGTTTTTCAGATACTATCATGCTTGTCAACGAGGTAAATCGTAATCACTTCCTTGATAAGGATATGCAATACTCGTTTCTACTAAATAGTATTAGATCAAAGAAAAGGTTTAGTCCTTTTTTGAGAGCTAGTAAATTAAAAGATATTGATTTGGTAAAAGAGTATTATGGATATAGTAATGAAAAAGCAAAAACTGTCCTTGATATACTCACTAAAGATCAACTGAAATTGATTAAAGAGAAATTATATAAAGGTGGGACAAAATGAATGAATTAGATAATCTATGGCATCCTGAGAAGATGTTAGAGGTACAGTTAAAAGAACCTGATGACTTTCTTAAAGTTAGGGAAACATTAACTCGTATAGGAGTGGCGTCAAGAAAAGATAAAAAGTTATTTCAATCTTGCCACATATTACACAAACAAGGAAGATATTTTATAGTGCATTTCAAAGAGTTATTTGCTTTAGACGGTAAGTCAGCAAACTTTTCTGATAATGACGCTGAACGAAGAAACACAATTGCTCAACTGTTAAGTGATTGGGGTTTAATCGCTATATTAAACAACTCTATTGCTGAGAAGAAAGCACCTCTATCACAAATTAAAGTATTAGCATTTAAAGAAAAAGGTGAGTGGGATCTTCAAGCAAAATATAATATAGGTAAAAAAATAGAAAATGAAGGCGCCGAAGTTTAAAGATTTCATAACAGAAAAAGTTGAGAGAAGTGATATACAAGTTGCTATCTTAACTAAAATCAATGCTGACAGTAAGTCTGTTGTTAGTAATATGATTGCTAAGGAATGTAAAAGAAGAAACATTGCTTGTCATATTATTAATACTTCTGAAGCATGGGTGTCAAAAAATGATTTAGAGAAAGGTACTTTGCTTGTATCAAATATTGATGGCGAAGATACTGAAATAGAATTCGAGCTTTCAAAAACTATCTGCTTTACAAGAGCAGGTGTTCTTGAAGACGAAACTGGTTTAGCGTTGTTATCTACATTCGAAAATGCTGGTGCATTTATGATAAACACTAGAAACGGTATGCTCACTTGTGATAACAAGATGTCAGCATACATTTCTTTTGAGAGAGATAATATACCTACACCTAGGACTGCTTTGATTTCAAATGAAAAAGGATTACTTCATGCCCATGAAAAATTAGGTGGCAAGTATCCTGTCATTATGAAAACACTAACAGGTACACAAGGTATTGGTGTATCAGTTGTTGATTCTGAAAAGAGTATGGTATCAGTTGCACAATCATTGTGGAAGTTTGGTGCTGCTCTTTTACTTCAAGAATTTTTAAAGTTTGATTTTGATATTCGTACAATCGTTATTGATGGTAGAATATTAGCGTCAACAAAAAGAATAAGTGCTAAGAAGGACTTTCGTTCTAATAGACATAGAGAAGCAACAACTGAACCTTACAAGTTATCAGAAGATGAGAAGAAGGTAGTGCTAGACGCTGCTCGTTCTTCAGGTGCATATATGGTAGGTGTTGACCATGCAATAGTCAATGGTAATTATTATGTATTAGAGTGTAATGGATCACCTGGAATCGGTTCAAACTTTTCTTTATACAATACCGATTTAAGGGATAGATCATATGTAGGTAAGACTACGCCTGATAATGTAATAAAAGAATTATTTAACTATCTTACACAAGATGTACACAGAAAATACTCATTTACAAAAGAAGCAGGATTCCATGAGAGAATTATTATTGATGGCTATGGGCCTGTTAGAGCAAAGTTTGATACAGGTAATGGTACTCAAGCATCAATGTTTTGTGTTGATAAAATAGATGTATCAGGTAAAACTGTTAAATGGGAAAAAGATGGTAAGAAATTTACAAGTAAACTAGAAGGTACTTCTGAAGCAACTAGAATGGATCAAGTAGATGAAAGACCAATTGTTCTTGTAGATTTAACTTTCAATAACAAATACTATACAGATGTGCCAATTGGCTTGACAACAAAAGATTCAAGAAGCACATTTTTAATCAATAGAGATTTATTGACTCGATTTAAAGTCAATGTAAATCCAAATAGAAAGTTTGTTCTTTCTTCTTGGATTGAAAGAAGCGATGGTAATGATACACGAGGTGTTAATTTACCATTAGAAAAAGATGAATAGACGCTTTACAATCTATTCTAAATATGATATAATAACTATATAATTAAAAGGAGTGAACAATGGCATTAAATCATCAAACAAACAATCCACTATACAAAGCACTAGAGAAAAAATACATTGCAGATATTGAAGCTGCAAGAGCAACAATGATAATCTATTTTGATAATCCTGTTGCAATAGGTGAACACCCTCAACATCTAACAGAATTAGATAAGTTGAATGATCAACTTGCAAGTGCAGAAGAAAAACTTGAAAGTTTAAGAAAACATTTCAACAATACACAGATATAATATTAATGAAATTCTATACTTCGGTATTGCCGTATCGTGGCAGGCTATTGGTTCGTGGTGTCAACCATGATGGTAGTCATAAGAAGTTTAGAATTAATTACAAGCCATCTTTGTTTGTACCATCAGGCAAAGAATCAAAATATAAAACACTAGACGGTCGTGATGTAGGTAAGGTTACTTTTGAAAGTATGCCTGAAGCAAAGAAATGGATTGATCAGTATAAAGATGTAAGTGGTTTTGAATACTTTGGTAATACAAGATATCAATATCCTTTTATTGCAGATGAATTTAAAGGTAAGATTGATTGGGATATTAAACAGATAAGAATACTTACAATTGATATTGAGTGTGAAAGTGAAAATGGTTTTCCAGATTCAGATGAGGCAATTGAGCCTTTAATTTCTATTACAGTTAAAGAACATACAACAAAGAAGATCATAGTCTTCGGTATGAATGACTTTGTAAATGATCGTGATGATGTAAAATTTATTAAGTGTACTACTGAAAGAGCATTAATTGAAAAGTTTTTAGAATTTTGGTTAGACTATAATCCTGATATCATCACAGGTTGGAATGTAAAATTCTTTGACATACCTTTTTTAATGAATAGATTTAGAAGACTTATGGGTGATGAATTTATTTTACAGTTTAGTCCTTGGGGTGTAGTTTCACAACAAAGTGCTAGAATAACAGCAAAAGGTTTTAATAAAGAACAAAACTATTGGGACATCATGGGCGTTTCTGTATTAGATTACCTTGATCTATATCGTAAACATACATTTGTTAGACGAGAAAGTTATAAACTAGATTACATTGGTGAAGTAGAACTTGGTGAAAACAAACATGAGAATCCTTATGATACATTTAAAGAATTCTATCAAAAAGATTATCAACAATTTATAGAATATAATATCCAAGATGTAGAACTTGTTGATAAGTTAGAAGACAAAATGAAACTTATTGAGTTGCATTTGACTATGGCCTATGAAGCAAAAGTTAATTATCAAGATTGCTTTGGTCAGGTTCGTATGTGGGATACTATTATATTTAATCATTTAAAATCTAAAAATATTGTTGCACCTGCTGTAGTAGAGTCTAAACAATCAAGAGGTTATGAAGGTGCGTATGTAAAAGATCCTGTTGTAGGTTTTCACGACTGGATAGTAAGTTTCGATTTAAACAGTTTGTATCCGCATTTAATTATGCAATACAATATCTCTCCTGAAACTATGGTTGGTTATGACCCTAATCGTGTCAATGTAGA